AAGAAGCCTGCAAAGACCTGGATAAGATGCTGGAGAAATGTGCAATGTATCTGAATGGTGTAGATGGAGAGGAGAAAGAACCATTTAGCATTTGGATGTATGGCGCAGCCGGTGGCGGGAAAACAACGAGCTTGGAACACCTTATGAAAGTACTTCTTAAAAATATTGACGATGAAGATAGTATCTGCTTCGTTAATCCTAATGATGATTTCATGTCTACATGGTCTTATCAAAGAGGTTTAATTATTGAGGAGTTCTTGAGCACGTCGTTTGAGAGCGAGAAAGAGTTGGCGGCTACTTACATGCGATTAGTGAGTGGTCAGGTGATCAATGCCAACAAAGCAGCGCTGGAAGAGAAAGGCATGCCAGTTAATCCCATTATAGTAGGTGTTACATCAAATGTGAAAAATGCGGATATGATCAATGAGATCTCTAACGAGAGCAAAATTGGTTTTAAACGTAGAAGACACATTTTTCTTGAGGTGATAGCCGAACCGGCTTTCTGTGAACCAGGAAGCAATCGACTATCTCGCAAGAAAATAGATGAGCACCTCTCTAATGGGGGAGAACAGTTTGCGTGGAGCAAATTTCAGCGCTGCGATGCTATGCACGAATCTACTAAGATCGGAGAGCCAATGACCTTTACTGCGTTGGTGACTCTCTGTTTCGAGGAATTTTGTTCTCACTTAATATCTGAGAAGAAAAGAATCGAGCGTAACAAAATCGCGATGGAAACTGTAGACTATAATCTGAAGATGCCGCCTTCATTGGCCGCGTTGAAGAAGGGAGAAGGTGAACTTCAGTCGGACGTAGAACAATTTGAGAAAACATTAACATCAGAAGACGTTAGGTATGTATTACCATATTTACGTTTCAATGCGAAATCAAATTTGTACGAGTTCGGCAGAACACCACACTATCCTTTCAAAACGAAAAGTAGTAAACAGTTTCAGGAGAAGTACGGTCATGTGGTTAGACGCATGAATGAGGAAGAAGATCGGCTCATCCTTTATGGTACACCACCTACGTACAAATTGGCCGATTATGCGCGAGCTATCAGAGATGGTACTTTTGCTCCGGATATCACATTGATGAACTCAATGAAATTCCTATGGAAGAAATTCTATATTTTCCTTAAATGGACAGCAGAAGCTGCAGTGTGGATGGCGGCAGGGACTTTAATTAGTACTTTGTCGGTAGCCGCACTGTGGGGAATACTTAAAATATTTGCAAAAACTAAATACGGTGTTCCATATCGCCCGTTGAGTGAACTGACTTTATACCCTGGTTATTCAACGGAATTCTTTGTTAGCTCGGGGGATTCGCACACCCCTAAGCATAAGAATCTCGTAAGAGAATCTATTGAAGAAAGAGTGCGAGGCGTCTTGGAGCCTAAACTTACATTTAAAGACAAGATAAGATCTTACCTTCGTCTCAATAAGATTTCTAAGAAAGAAGGAGACGCGTTGTTGTCCGAGATGAATGACGACTTACAATCACCCATGTCGC